TGCCGCGCTCGCGTGACAAGGAGAAATCCATACGCGAACACTGGCAGAACTGCGGCCACGAGTGGGACGGCTACGCAAAGAAGGAGCCTTTTGGTGAAGCCAACTATTAGCCGTAGCACGGAAACAGACGCAACAGAGCCAAGCGTAGACGACGTAGTGCGCGCGTGGAATGCCGCCATTGAGTGCGAAGGAATCGGCGGCTCACGCTCGGAAACAATGCGCGAACTGATCGAGATCCGCAATCGCAAGACGACGTGGTTCGGCAAGTATGAGAACGACACGCGCTTTGCGATCGACAATTACATCCGAGCGAAGATGCGATGACTCACGCCAGCAACACGAACTTGGCGAAGTTGATGAGAGACGCGGAAATCGTCCGCACCCTGATAGATGTAGGGGAGCAACGGTTACTCGCAAGCGACGGGCCAATAGACCATCAGTTACCCGACCTGACGCCAGGAGAATGGAAGCGCATCTACCTCGCATGCAAGCGGATCGCTAAGGCGTTCAATGGCCGCTAACAGCTATAGGGCTGATGCCGTGAACCTCGCTCGCAATATCCTTGGGTCTGACGTGCAGTTAGTCACCGATAAAGGGATAGCCCTGCTCGCCCAAGCGGTCCTCGAGATGGACCGTGCTCTGCTCAATGGGCCGAACGGCGAAGGCTATCCAGGCATCGCGCACGACTTCGAGACGTTGCGACTCGCCGCATCCAAGTTGCGCGACGGATTCACCTACGACCCGGGTCATTCCGACCTAGACAACGAGCAGCCGGTATGGGTCCGCTGCAGCCTCGGCGACTGGCGCCGCCTTGATGCTGCGCTCAATGCCACAAAGGGAGGCACATGATCGAGTTCGCAGTCGGCTTCATCGCAGGGTTCTTGTTCTGCGTGGCCCTGGTGCTGTACGCATACCACCGTGGCTAATCGTCCGATTACCCCATTGCGCGAAGAGTCGCCCTCGAAGCGAGACGCCATCGCCAACTGTTTCCTGGCCTTCGCAGCGATGATGAAAGACGACTACGGCATCAGCAAGGAAGCCGCTGTGCTGTGCATCGCGGCGGCCTACGACACGAACGCGGAGGACAAATGAACAAGGTGGGCGTCATCGCTACCGAGTGGGTCTACGACCGCTTTCCGCGCGTGGACGAGGTCATCCTTACTCAGGTGTTGCGCGGCGAGGGCAAGGACTACAGCGATCCGGTGCGCGGCGTGGTGCAGGTCCACATGAAGGACGGCACTTTCATCGCCGAGATGGACCCGCTGGTGAACATGGAGAAGCTGCGCGGACGGCTCCAGCGCGCCGAGGCCCTGCTGAAAGCAGCGCCGCCCTTGGGCCAGGAGGATGCGAAATGGCGCGAGCGCGTGGACGACTTCTTCGACCCGGAGCCACTGGCATGAGCGACAAGCGCCTCGAATCGCGCTCGAACGGAGTAACTCGCGTGCTACGCGACCTGCCGAACCAGACGGGCTACAAGTTCATCGGCATCGACCTTGAGGGCAAGGAATGGGAGTGCCGCGTCATCAAGGATGCCGTTGGTTGCCATACCGTCGAGCGCTGCTGCGACTACGAGCCCTTTTTCTTCAAGCTGTATGGCTGGAGGCCCATCGAATGAAGAGCGACGCCTACTTCGTGGAACAGGCCGATGCGGGATGCGAGCGCTGCTGCGCTGGCCGCACTTACGCAATCGTCGGGCCAGATGGTGTCGGGCTCGGACGGACTTGGGATGACGCGGACGAGGCCGCTGTTCTAGCGGCATCGCTCACCGAAGCATTCAATCTCGGGAAAGACTCCATTCGCTCCGAGACACCCGCTTCGTCCAATCCGGAGCCTTCATACTCCGGCAATGCTGGCCTAGGGCCCCAGCTCCCCGCCCCTTCGCCCCAATCGCGCAACTGCGAAGATATAGACGCTGGCGCCCTACTTAAGCGAGCGTCGGCATTGGCGGCTAGGGCATGGCTGCGTGAATGGAATGCGCATCCGGAAAACGCCATGAAGTGGAACATGACCGTGCATGCGGCGTGGGTTGCCCCGATCTTCGAGGCGCTGCTACATGAGCCGCTATCGGAGACGCCGACCATCACTCAGAAGGAACTGGAGCAAGCCGTCAACCGCCTCGGGTACGACTCCAGACTCAATCGGGCCGACTTCGAGGTGGCAGAAATCATCTTCGACAGCGCGCTACGGTGGAGGGACAAATGAGCCACGACGATAAGCCGAACGGTCCCTGCCAGCATCACCGACTGACGTGGGACATTCTCTATGGCAAGGGGTTTTGCTTGGACTGCGACGCGAAGATCAGAGCGTGGCACGGAGAATGGTCGGATTACGCGTATCGTTCTGCCGAACGAGCGATTTTCTCAGCGGACCAGCTTCTCCAATTGGCCGAGGACCTAGACGACATCGCCATCCTGAACCCGCAGAACATCCTTGACCTGCTGCGCGCCAAGGCGGCGAAGATCCGCAAGCACATCGCCAATGCGCCGCGCTCCGCAACACGAGCCACAGATCCCGACGTTCAGCGCGTGCTGAAGATCCTCGGCACCTACGCAGAAAACGCCGCCGATCGGAAGCTCAACGGTCACAACGGATGGATTCCGTTGGAGGACTGCCATCTTGAAGTGCTGCTTAGGATGGCATCGACAGAGCAGGGGGCGAAGCATGGATGAACAGCGCACCGGGCGGCAGCTTCACCGCTATCGCAGCCGAATCGCCGAGCTTACGGAGGCGATCAACATCGCGTGCGGCATCATCGAGGTCGGCGATCAACGCCTACTCGTGAGCGACGGTCCAGCGAGCGGCCCGCCAGATATATCGCTAGCCGAATGGCGCCGCATGTACCGCGTGCTGGACAAGGCGCGCAAAGCGAACCGTTCAGAGGGTGGAGACGCATGAGCGACGATATCGTAGACGCGATTGCTCGTTTTCGCGTGGCGTTCCTCCGCGAGAACATGGAACCGCCGATGGCTATCTACCTCTCGACACACAAAGAGGGCATGCGATTCCTTAGCTACATGTGCGGGTCGAACTTCTGGACGACCATGGTAGGAGATCCGCGCCTAGGCCAGCCAGTCGAGACAGCGGACGGCATCTACATGGAGGTGGAAATCATGGGGATGAAAGTGCGCTGGCCGGCGCAGAGAATCGCCCTACCCAGCGGCGGGTTCAAGTATGCATAACCGTTCTTCCACAACAGGCGCGACTAAGGGATGAGGGTGGAGACGATCGGCCAAGCGACGCTGTACCTTGCGGACTGTCTGGAAGTGATCCAGGCGCTACCCAAGGTGGACGCGCTTATTACCGATCCACCCTACGGCATGAAAACGAACACGATGAACAAGTCGTCCGGTCGCGGCAAGAACATCAACGGCGGTTTTAGGTTCGTAGAGGCGAAGGACTATGGCGAGCTTGTGGGCGACGACAAGCCTTTCGACCCGGCGCCGTGGGTGGCGTTCAAGAGGGCGATCTTGTGGGGCGGCAACCACTACTGCAGCCGCCTGCCTGATGCCTCGAAGTGGCTGATTTGGGATAAGCGCGAGGAAACGGCCTCAGATGACAATGCAGATTGCGAACTAGCATGGACCAACCTGGGCGGGGCGGCGCGCATGCACCGGCAACTATGGCGCGGGATCTGCCGCCGCGGGGAAGAGAATATCAGCACCGGACAAGAGCGCGTCCACCCCACGCAGAAACCGGTCGCCCTCATGGCGTGGTGCATCGAACAGTGCAAGATCGCGGCTAACGCACTAGTCCTAGACCCTTACATGGGGAGCGGAACTACAGGCGTCGCAGCAGTGCGTGCCGGGCATCGCTTCATAGGTATCGAGATAGCCGAGCAGCACTTCGAGACTGCGTGCGAGCGAATCGACATCGCGCAACGTCAGGAGAGGTTATTTGCGTAGCGACGACATATAGAGCGGCATGAGAGGGATTTCCTACCCGAAGTGTTGGGCGCTCGTGAGCGGCGGGAAGGACTCGCTTTCAAACGCCCAAGCGCTTGATGAGGCCGGGAGGCTTTACGCCTGCATAGCGATTAAAACGCACCTCTGCACCCCTGATTGGGAGCAGTTCGTTATTGACACCTGTAATCAGCGTAAGTGGGGGCTGGAAATCTACGAGGCCGAGCCAACTGCCTACGAGGACTACGTGCAGAAATATGGCTTCCCTGGTCCGTCCAAGCACCGCCAAGTGATGACCGAGCTAAAAGGTAAGGTTATCCGCAAATTCCGCCGCGCTTGGCCGAAGGCCATTCTCGCTAGTGGCGTCCGCTCTGACGAAAGCACCAAGCGCGCCGCAACGACGAAGCCCGTGGGTTTCTGGGAGGGGGCGCCGATCCTCGCGCCCATCTACGACTGGACCACAGACGAAACGTGGGCGTTCTTTCGGGATCGCGGCTTTGAGCGCGCGCCGGCCTATTCGACGCTTCAGATCAGCGGCGACTGCCTCTGCGGGGCCTATGCACGCGAGGATGAGTTCCGGGCCATCGAATTCCACTACCCAGAGGTCGCTGGTCGCCTGAAGGCTCTCGGCGAGGCGGTTAAGGAGAAGCATCCGACGCGCTGCCAATGGGGCTGGGGCGCGAAAATGCCGATGAAGCCCAAAACCTCTAGCGAGGCGCTGGTCTGCGTTGAATGCGCGCCGCGCGACTTATTCGAGGAAGTGCCAGCGTGAGAACTGTCACCGAGCCCTCTTTTACAGTCGAGATTTATATTGCAGGGAACATGCAGGATATAGAGCGGCGATGCGCTGAACACTGCATGGAGGTCGGGCTGTGCATTTCGGTCGAGCCCGTGAAGTTCGTCTACACCGGCGGCCGAGAGGATGGTGCCGTGGTGCGGCTGGTCAACTACCCTCGCTTCCCTTCAACACCGGAGGCTATTCGTTCCAAGGCAAACATCTTGGCGGAGCTTCTAGTGCGGGCGTGCTCGCAATGGTCCGCGCTGATCGTGGATCGCGAGCAGACGACTTGGATAACGTACCGACCTGACGATCGACCCAATGGAGATTAGGGCTATGACTCAGGAAATGCTCGAACGCTTCTATGTCGAAGTCACGCATCCTGACGAACTTGGTCTAACGGACGCGCGCTTCAAGGATGTTTTTCAGATGGCTCGCCGCTACCTCTACTTGCGGGACAGAATGCCGCGGCCGGTCGAGGGACAGCAAGCCTTTTGGCTACGGCGCGGCGATGATCTGGACGAGGCCGTAGATGCTGCTATGCGCCTCGAACCTCAGCACGGGAGCAATGAGAGATGAATGACGAAGAAATGATCGCGGAGAAAGCCCGCAAGCTCTGGCATGCAATAGTCGGCTACGAGGCTAACGAAGCGCTCGTGCTTCGGATGCTGCGAGAGGCATACGAGGACGGCTGGAATGCTGGACGCAACGCCGCAGGGGAGAGCAAATGAGAATGCTGCTTTGGTGGGCTGGCGCGGTGGCCTTAGTGTGGCTACTCGATTACTTCGGCCTTTGGAACGACCACCTGTTCTGGGTTGCTGTTGGCAGCGGAGCCGCGACAGCTTTCCTGGTCACCTTTGCGATGAACAAATGAACCGTACTCTGGACCGAGCCGAGAAAGAGAAGCTGATGCGCGAGCATCCGCTGGCGACAAAGCAAGGTCTCGAACTGTTCGTCGCTGCTCTCTTCCACGTCGGCGCGATGTGCCCAAAGTGCAGTTTCGGCACGCGCGTTACCAGCAAGCGGTGGGCGAAGTGCAAGAAGTGCGGTGAGCGCGTGGAACGCAGGGAGCTTCCCAAATGAGCCGCACCCTGAACCGAGGCGCAATGAAGGTCTGCCCAGGAGCCTTCGGACGGCATTTGTGGTCGAGATGGAAAGGCTACGACCCCGCCACAGGTCGCACGCGCAAGAAGTGGTTGCTTGGACGCTCTACAAAAACGCCAGTGACACAGCCAAAGTGGACGCCATAGGCATTTCCGTTCTAGGTTGGGTTTCGGCGTTCATCGCCTTTTATTTGTGGCATTTTTTCGCCAGCCCGCCCGCCATGAAGCGGCAGTCTGATGAGGAGATCAACTCTTTGCGGGAGGAAATAACTCGCCGCGATGCCAGGGCTAGAGCTGCAGATGGGCTAATGGACATTTACGAGCGCGCGCTTATTTTGGACGCGAACCCAGAAAAACTCGCTATCGGGGCTTGGATTAACCGATATAGCCAATGGAAGACTGACGCCGAGACCGCGCTAGCAACATTTAGCCGAGTTGAGCTTTGGATGTTCAGAACGATTGGTGATTTCAGACTTCAAATGCCGGACGGCGAAGAGCAGCAACTTAAGATGCTTAGACAAGAGCTTAGGGATAGGCGAGTCAAGCTACGCCTCATCGTTGCCCGCGCCCTACCTAAAGACGATCCGCGAGCAGATGTGATGGCCGGCAAAGAGGATGCATGAACGTCGTAGAAGTTGACGCGCACGGCAGCGCAGGCGAGAATTGCAGTCGCCTACGGCCAGCCCGTTGGCAGGGGAGACGGAGGGGGTCCGCCGCAAACGAATTCCCCTCCGTCGCCTTGGTCTTGGCGGCCTGCCCCGCCTGGGGCTATATCATCGGCCGCCCCCTTTCAGCCGTAATGCTCCTTTGCGCTGCTCAAGCGCAGCAATCACGATGGGCGTCTTCGGCGTTGGTTTCCATAGACGGAATCCCTCGTCGGTCCGCTCGTTCGTGTAAGCCTCATGCGCGGCACAACCGGAATCAGCAGGCTTTCGTTAAGTACATACTCTCGGGTTAATAGAGAGACCGATTAACGGGAGGGGCCAGCCCAGCAGTCCGGGCACCTCTCCCACCAAATCCGCCCTATCGTGTAGTGAGACGCGTGCTACGAAGGCTAGAATTTGCGAGGGGGCAGCGCATGCTCAAGAGCAACGGTCGTCTACTGTGGCCGCGGACGCGCAGGGTGTGGCGATACTGGATTCCGTTTCCAGGGCCGGTGTACTGGAAGGAGAAATGACGTGAATCAGTGGGAAATAGAGTTCCGCTACCAAGTAGAACTAGCCAACCGCAGGACGAGAGTTGGCGATGGGCAGGCGCCTTGGGAAGTCGTCATGGAGGAAGTCATAAAACTACGTAACGAACTAGTCCAGAAGAACATCCTTAATCAGGACGTTTCTACCGGCTCGTAAATCACCATCCGCACCAGCCCGAGTGCCACGCAGATAGACGGCGAAATCTTCTGCCTGCCGTGTAGTACCTCCGAGACGTACGTCCGCGGCAGATGGCAGCGCCAGGCGAAAGCCTTGATGGACCCTGCCTCCTCGCAGCGCTGCCTGAGCAGCTCGCGCACGTCCTCGTCTCTCATGCGGCCTTCTTCTCGTAGGCCGAGGCGCCAAAGCCGCGCACTGCCCAGTACATCAGATGCGCGATTATCCGGTTAATGCCCTCGACCTTCATGGCCGCCAAGAACACCTCGTCTGCATAGTCGCGCCCGGCCTGCGTGGCGTAGAGATAATCGTGCAGCACGGCGGATTTCGGAGCCCTGCCGCCGGCCACGAGATAGGCAAGCGGCAACCGCGGCACCGAGGCAAGATCCGTGATCCAGCCGCCAGGGACGGTTATTTTCCTGTCGTCTGCCGTGGCGGCGAATTGCTCTAGCACGTGCCACTTATCGCCGTCATCTTTCTCGAGCCGCAGCGGAGTCAGGAAAGAGACGTTCATCCTCCACCAGCCGGGACCTTGCACTTGGCCGTGATGATGAGCTGCGTCTGGTTGCGCTCGTATTTCACTTCATCGCAATATCGCAGGGACGGTGCCACATCGGTGACGCCAAGTCCCAAGGCGTTCAGGACAGCGGTACAGCCAGAGAGGAGCGAGACAAGCGCGAGCAGCATGACGATTTTCATTCTGGGTCCAGTTCAACATGTACGTGGTCGCTCTCTTCCAGGACATCGTAATCAGGGCCGAGAGCTTGCCTGATTGCCTTGAGCAGCTTGGGGCGCATCGCTACTGGAACCGTGCGCTTTCGGAAGTCCAGCGCCAGCCCCTTGTAGTGGAGCGAGCCCTTGATGTGCTGCCCGTCCGTGCCTGAGGTGATGACGCACTCGAGGCCGAGTTTCTCGTAGCAGCCTTCGACCCTTACGGCCGCCTCGAACATCTGCCACCGCACGCCCTTGAGCGATACGCCAGGCTTGAGCGTCATCGGCGGTTCGCCTTTCCGCCGAGCGCGCGCAGGATCTCGGCGTGGTGGTCGTCCATGCGCCGCGTGACTTCGCGGAACAGTTCCTCGTCGCGCTCCTGGTGCTGCTCGAGCTTCTCGCCGAGTTTCTCAAGCGCGTCCTTGATGTTGGCTATTTCGAGGCGTTGGCCGCGCCAAACCTTATTCGCGAGCCATCCGATGAGGCTGACGGCGCCTGCCACGACGGTTGCCGGATGCGTCGCCACGTCCTTAGCCACTTGAAACTCGGTCGTCATCGGCCCCGACTTATCAACGTGTCCGTCGAGCCGATTGGTGCTAGGGTTCACATCCCGCCCGGTGGGGGGAGGGCCCTGGCCAAAGGCTCGGTCGCATCGAGCTGGAGGGGTTCGTTGATGTCGCAACCATCATCGGCCGCCCTCCTTTAGCGATGACACCCTATTGACTGTTTCTCGGATATTTCCGTGAAATAGTTGGCATTTTTATAAATTATTGTCATGCAACTGTATCGTCTGGCGACATTGCAAAGTTCTAGAATTTTTAAGTCGCCATTTCCAGTTGACGGAGATCTGCATCACGCTTGGCGGCATGGCGCCAGTTGACTGCAACAGGCATCACGCCCGGAGGCGCGGCGCGACTGAGCGGCACATTGCCGATGCGAATGTAATCCTTGTAAGCAAGCTCGAGCACGAACTCGCCAGCGGCCTGCATGCGCGACAGACGCTCGACCAGCGGACAAACCGGATCGAGCAGGACTACCGTCTTGCCCGCAAGATTGCCGCAAAACGGGTGCGGGACCACAGGCATGTCGGATTGCTTCAGCGCCTGGTCAACCTCGATCACCTCTGGCGCCAAGTACATCTTCTCTAGCTCCGCGTCACGGCGGGCAGGATCTAGGAGCGCGGCTCGGTCAAGGCGTCGACGGCGAAGTTGATACTTTCGGCCATTGGCCCCAACGAAGTCATGGCGGATGTCTGTCGGACCATTATTCGCCCAGGGCGGATCCTCTGCGCTGTACATCGCCATAATGCTGCCTGCTGAGTCCAGCAGCGCGAATACGAACAGAGGCACCTCGCCATCGCCTAGGTCGTAAGGGGGAGACGCCTGGATGTACCTCTGGCGGGCGTTACCGTTGCCGCTGCCTGTGTTATGGGTCAAATTGATGACTGTAATGGGGCTGGTGCTATTCGACCCGCCGGCAACGCCGTTTATGCCGGCGATGGTGGCGTAGATGGGCGCTACGGGGTTATCGCACCACACTTGAGGATAGAACCCATACTCTCCTCCAGGGAGAGTGATGACTTGATCTGCAACCCCGCCGATGCTCACATCCCCGAATGTAGTCTTTAGCTTCCCCTGCGAAACGATCGAGCTATTAAGACCACCCTCAGTGAGTCCGGTGCAGTTGGCGAGGTTGCCGGACGTAGGCGTGCCGAGCGCCGGGGAAGCAAGCGTCGGACTGCTCGCGAATACCAAAGCACCTGAGCCAGTTTCATCTGAGATCACGCCTGCCAGCTCGGCCGAGGTGGTGGCTGCGAATGCGGACAGTTTCGTGGCACTGTAAAGTGGGCTAGATCCGACTGGGAAATAGGCTATTTCGCGCCAGTTCCCGGAGCCTTCAGAGATGACGACCTGCGTGTCCCCGTTCGCCGTGGTCCGGTTTGCGCCGCCCAGGAGAATTAGCGAGGTCGCGTTGTGCGTGAGAACCGCGGCGCCCTCATACTTCAGTATTTTCCAGATGCCGGCGCGGACAGTGCCGTAACTAGTGATGGTGGCCGAACCCGTTATATCGTGCGCCAAGCCTTCAATGGCCCCCAGGTCAGTAGTGGCCGCAGAGGCGATATCCGCCCCCTTATGGGACAGGCCGCGGACGACGACGCCTTGCAGCGCCCGGAGATTATCGTCGAGGTTCGTACTGACGGACGTTGATCCGCTTGGACTATTGCTAGCGTCCGTGGACGACCAGCTAACTAGTGTGCTTCCGACATCTGCGGGCATTTCTCACCGGCTTGCGCGGTGACGGGTTGATGGGGTAGCCTATCCACATGGATATGCACGACTTCGGCTATTACTTCGGCATTTTCGTGGCTTCGGCCGTGGGGCCGTTCCTGTGGGTTTTGCTCATTTCCGGCCTGCTCTGGATCGGTTATCGGGTTCTTCCTCATAGAGCCGGGCAGATCCTATTCGGGCACCGTTGGAAAAAGTACCGGCCCGAAAGCGGTATTCAGCACCGTCATTGAACCGCCCTTGACCGCAGGGCGCGCAACTTCTCCTAGCGCCTTGAATGTCCGTGGATTGCGAGCTGCCAACAGCGGGTAGGCAAGCGCTGCCGGATGCGTCGTAAGTTGCGCCGCCGGATATGACGTGATCGCCCCGAGCGTGGTGCTGAGTGGATTTGACATCAGCGTGCGCTCGTAAGTCGGCGAGCCTGCCTGCAGCGGCTTCATGGTTTCGCCGATCTGCGCCACGTCGTACAGTGGGTTGCCGGCCATCCGACCTTCACGAAAAGCCGCAGGATTCTGCGTGCGCATGACCGAGGCCAGACGCGCAGGGCTCACGTTGCCACCTTCCGCTACGGCGCCCTTCTCTAGCATCTTCAGATTCGCATATTGCGGGCGTGCCTCGCGCAGTGATTGCGCTAGCGCAGTGTTTCCGGTAGCACGTAGCGATGCGTCCGCAGAGTCGTCTACGGCATCAAGCAATTGCCGGTAAAGGGCTCTATTCGTCCCTGAAGCCTCGTAGGACGATTCGGATAGCCCTGAGCGGATCAATTGGTACGTCTCGCCGTCGATACGGCCGCGGTGCTGCGCCACCATCTTTGCCTGATTGGCGAGATTGATTAGGTTTTGATCCTGCTGCGTCGGTAGCATTTTTCTTTGCTGGCGCAGGATATCGTCGGCCACATTACCTACTTGCTGGTCTATCCTGATCGGCTTACCGCCTAGAGATTTGATGCCTTCGAATACCTGTCCGAGACGCTGATTCGCTGCCGCAAACACGGCCGGTGTAAGTTCGTCCGCCGTCTCCCCGATGCCTTCAGCGGCTGCTCTATTGAATGCCGCCTTATTCGCCTGCTCAAAGCGCCGCATGACTCCAGCGCCGCCCGGCGTGCGAGCTGCCCAGTCCTCTACTCGAGCCCAGAACGGGCTATTTGTGACCTGAGATAGCCGAGGGCTTACGCCGACGTTCTCCATGGCGCTGAGGGCGCCGCGCTGCGTGGCGGTGAGCGTCTCGTCTATCGGGTTGACTGCTCGAGCCGCAGCATTGCCTAGGATTCCTCCGGCAAGAGATGTCCCGAATGTAGTAAGTCCTCTTCGCTCCCGTTCCTGCGGAGTACCGTATTTAGCGGCTTCAATGCCGCCCATGAGAAGCGCTGATCCGAGCGTGGACGGAATCGTTGCCGCCACCATGGACGGTGCCCCCTCGCCAACGCCTGTCACGAACGGATATTTCTTCTGGTAAGGACTCCAGTACAAATCTCGCTGTTCTTGCTGTTGCTTGAGGGCCTCCTGGGAGCGCCTGGTGAGCGGTTCGGTCATCGGGTATGAAGGCAACCCGAGGTATGCCTGTTGCACACCGGCGATGAGCTTGTCCGTGCCCCTGCCAGCGGCGGACAGCATCGCTTCGCCGCGGCCTGTTTCTGCAGCGGCTTTCTTAAGCCCCTCTTGAACTGGGTCCGGTGTCGCTCCGAGTTCAAGATTTTGACTCTGCATCATGCGGCGCATTTCTGCAGCGAGTTGCTTTGCGCCTTCTACATCGCCAGCCGCTGCAGCGCCCTGCAACGCCTTTTCGAAGCGTTCAAATTCGCCGTTCATTGCGGTGCATACCTATCCAGCAGCCGCTGAGTTTCCGGGTTGATCTGTGGGCCTGAAGCGCCGCGAGGAGCAAAAATCGGCGGAACCCTGATCCTGTCTCGACTGACTCCGGTTCCTTCCAGAGCCTCGCTTGGGATCTGGTTGACCCTAGTTCCCCATTTATCTGCAGAACTTACTGCGGCCTTGTGCGATAGCGTTGCGAGGCGCCTGATCGTCTCGGCTTCCATCGTCACGCGGCCGGCTTTGGCGTCCTGCAGGAATTGGCGGTCCTTGTCCGTGAATCCTTGACCGCTGCCGAGTCCCGAACCTTGGATGGCGTCAAGCGTGCTGCCGGCGAGATCGGAAACAAGCGATTCCGTGTTCGCCAGAGTCTCTTTGTCGCTCAAGCCAGCCAAACCGAGCGCCTTACCCAAGGCAAGCCTGTAATCCGCGCCTGCCCCTGTGATGACCTTGCCGCTAGCGAGCGTCTCGAGCACACGGTTAGCGCGGGTCGCAAGTTCCGGGGCTTTCATGGCTGTGTCGCGCATGTCGCGGTCCGCTTCTGCGATCTTGGTAGCGAACGTCTCACCGTATTTCTTGCCGGTGGATACCGTGATCGGGACCGTAGTCGCGCCTGCCTTGGCCTTGCCGGTAAGGAAATCGCGATATTCAGACGGCGGGATATCCTGCGCTTCATACGGGCGTGAGGCAGGCGCCGCCCCCATAGGCATTCTCTGGATGATCTGATTGGTGCGCAGATCGCGGATGACTTGCTCGTTGCCGAGGTTTTCTACACGTGTCTTTGGCTCGAGCGCCTCGTTGTACTTGAGCGCTTCCCCGATCGGCACGCCTGCCGCCATGGCCTGCCGGATGCGGTCCATCGGAATCTGCGGATACTGCGGCGCGGCTCCTGGCGCCTGTGCTACCGCCTGTGCCGCATCGAGCCGCGCGACATTCCCCAGCGTAGGCCCCACATCCCCGGCCTGCGCTCCCTGAGCGAGTGCAACCTGTACCGGCTGCATGGGTGTTTCCGTGCCAGCGAAAAGGCTCTTGCGGGCGTTCTCGAGGTCCATCTGACGCTTTAGCCCCATCGCTTGCACCGCCGTGAGTCCAGCCGTGCGACGCTCTGCCATCTGGTTGCGCAGCTCGTTGTTATAGCCCTCGAGACCCTGCAGGCCGCCGGTACCAAGAATGCCGAGCACGTTCCGAGGAAGCGGACTCGGCTGGTTAGCAGAGAGAATGCCGAAGCCCGCGCGTAACATGGCATGTTGTCGAGCCGCCTGTTTCTCCTCAGGCGTCGGCCCGGCCCGGAACATTTGCAGGATGCCTTCTAGGTCGTCTGTCATATGATTACCCGAACGGTTTCCATCCAAGGCCGCCAAGGGCTAAACCTACCCCGGCGATATTGGCGAGCGGGCTCGGCTGGAAGTAGGGCTGCGTACCCACGCTCTGCTGACCGTAATTCCCACCTACAAGCCCCTGATAGCGCTGCAGGGCTTCCCAAGGCGATGATTCCTGCATGCGCGCTGCGTTAAGTGCTGTTGATGCGTCTGACAGGTCCGTAGCGGCAAGTCCAGGGGCCGCAGCCGTGGCCGCCATCTGGCGGTTGCGCTCGTTCTCGTAGGCTTGTGATGCGAACGGTAAACCCGCAGCCGTGATGCCACGGCCGAGCCATTCCTGGTGCGCCGAGCTGCCGAAATTGTTTCCGCCGAATTGCTGATTGATCTTCGCGCGCGCCATGCTCATAGTGTCGTCCATCACGCCGCGGGCGTAAGGGTCACTGTAGCCGCCTTGGATGGTCTTCAGCGTCTCGGCTTGGGCGGCCTGATTGAGCGGCGAGCCAGCCATGCCGCGGTTGTAGATCGCATTCTGCGCTGCCGTTACCTGCGGTGTCGTCCCGGTCTGGTTCTGACCGTATAGCGATTGGGCACGCTTGAACAGGTCAGTAAGGTATGGCTGCTGCGCCGCCCATGGGCTCGTGTCCTGCCGAGTCTCGATCGTTTTTGCTTTGCCTTTTAACGCGCTACCCATTGATATCCTTCCGCAGTAACACTTTTTTCCGTTTGAACCCTTGCGGCTTCAGGCTCCGTTCAAGTCCAAGCCTGCAAAGCGCCTCAATCGCAGCGCACCCATGCGCGGCGCCGAACTTCTCGAGGCCAGCCACAACCTCCGCCTTGCGCTCCTCAAACCCGTCTCCCACTAGCAGCAGCACTTGCAGCACCGTCTCCGTTTGATATTCAGTAATCTCAGTCCAGACCCAGCAAGTGCCGAAATCGTGGAACTGGTAGGCCCCTGACCTAACCCTATTGTCGATTTCCTCAAAAGGCAAAATCCGCAGGGAGCCATTGGCGAGCTTGCGTAGCGCATTGGGCTTCAGACGGTGATCGCCCCCCAGGTCTTCCACGTCCCCGGGGTCCCCGAGGTCACGCAGACCCAGCCGATAAAGCCTCCCCCGGACGGGGCGCTATTCCAGACGATATCCCCGCGGACCCAGTTCCCGGTTGTGGGGGCGGCCGTCATGGCGTTGTGCCGCGCGACAATCAACCCCTCGGCGTGGTCGTTCGACTGCTTCTCGATCTGGCGTATGACTTCCTGCAGGTCCGCCTGATCGAAATCGCGTGAAATGCGGTGCGTGAGGGTGAGCTTACTCAAGGCCGTCCTGCTGCAATTCTGCGTTTAGTTCAGGCATTTCCACCTCCCCGGTGAAGGCGAACGCCGCCCGGTGCCAGTTCGCCGAGCGCAGCACGTCAAAGCGTCCCTTGCTGTCCATGGCAATGGTCGTGTCCGTGGTGAGCGAGTCGCCGAGGTTCTCCCGGTAGTAGTTCGTCATCGTGGCGCTGGTGGGCTTCGTCAGAAACTGCGGCTGCACGCGCGAGAGAAGCGACACGAACGCATCCGCGCCGTAGTCCCCTGTCGTCATCGCGCTCGAGGTAGAAGTGCCGTCCAGCGTCTGGAATACGTGCGACGTGTTGAAGATCCCAGGAGACGGGAAGCCAGCGGACAGGAACGCCGTGTCGTATGAGCTGCTCGGGAAGTCCGCATACGTCGAGTAAAGCGCCCCGAGGCCGTCGTAGGTGACGCCAGGCTGGACCCACTCCACCGCAGCTTCAATGGTGCGGTCGTCCCTGCCCCACATGTTGCGCTTGTAGTGGTACACCACGCACTTATCCGGGGTGATCGCGCTGCCGGATGGGTAGTAGAAATACACCCTCTGGTTGTTCCGGTCGTGCAGAGTCATGCAGGCATGCACAAAGGCGCGGTTCAGTTCGCCGAATACGGTTTGCCTGACCGGATTGCCTATGGGGATCGGCCTCGAACCGTCGTAAATGTAGAAGTCGTCGTAACCCATGGTCAGGTGTATCGGGTTATCGGCCGTGCCAACGTCTACGACTACATTATTGGTGAGTGCCCCCGCATCCCCAGGAATCTGCGTGAAATCCCAGCCGTTCACGCCGATATAGACGCCCTGGTACATGGAGCGGTCTTTGTAGGCAATGGCGACCTGTCCAAACGCTTTCCCGGCCGTGATCTTCCCTGATGTGCTGGTGAGTTCTCCCGTGTAGGCTTCGTTTGCTACGGATGGGGTCCACGTCCCCGAGGTCCTCGCCGCCCACCAGCCGTGTGGACGGTCCGCTGAGTCGAATATCGCGCCCTGATCCAGAACGTTCATCAGCATGATGAAGCCGTTCACGATAAAGACGATGGCCGCTTTTGGAGCCGTGGCGGCATTGTTCGCGAACGCTCCAGACGTGGAGGACTGCAGGATGTCGGACTTCGCCACGGCAAAACTCACGTCCCCACGCTGGGCGAACGACCAGAAATCCTCCGACCCAAGCGCGTAATCCCCGCCCACGGCGCGCGTGCGGTCGGTCCACGAGCTTGCGGCCGCCTCGTATAGTTTCGTCGTCGTCCCGGCAAATAGCCGCGTGGAACTGTCTAGCTTCCGTAGCAACGCCGCGCCGCGGCAGGCAGAGGCCAGCGCCGGCAAAGTCTTCGTCTGCGGCGTGGGCGCGCCCTTCATGCCCTTGAGCGATGGCACGAGCGAGGTGCAATCGGTCAGGACGCCAGGCGTTCTCGGGTCCAGATCAGGGCCGTAGCCGACGAGCGCGACCATTCAGCGGATGAACCACAGTTCAACGGTTGCGGATACGTCTTTCATCTTTCGCCAGCGCGGGTTGACAGGATCACCCTTGCGGATGAGCACTTGGCCGACTAGGCCGATTACGTTCCACTCCGGCCGCTCGGCGCGCGGGATATACGGCACGGCTGGGTCCCACGCCGGATTAAGCTTGCGCTTCTTCTGCACCTTAGTCGTGGCATTGGGCGGTATCGTCATGCCCTGAGGAATCTTGTAGCTCGCCACGCTGCGCATGACGCGCCCGGTCGGCTTGGTTTGGTCCGCCTCTTCCCACTCGTAAACGGTGTAATCCTCAAGCAGGTATTCGCCGGTTTCATCGTCGCGCAAGTATTTGTTCGTCCACTTCATGGAAGCGGAATTGGCGACGATAGAAGCGTGGCCGGACTTCGGCCGTACTACGCCCATGATGTCGTCAAGTGGGTCGCCCACAACCGCCCGGCGCACCTTGTCTCCGACCAGCACCACCGTGTTGCCTAGCGGGATGGCATTACCGCTTACGCTCTCGAAAAACTCGGCGTAGTCGGCAGGCGTGCCCCATGCAGTGCCGCCGTCTTGAGAACTTACACCGTCGCCGCGAAATGCGAACTCCGTATCAGGAGTCCCGTTTGTATCCGAGCCGCACGACATAAAGTTGAATGCACTGCTAGCCGCGCGAAAAGCGTTAAAACTACTGATAGTCGAAGCGTAAGATTCGCTTTGCGCCTCGATGAACGAAACCGAGTTGCTCGCCCCTGTGTGCTGTACGGCAATACCAATTCGAGCCGCAGTTTCAGTAACGATGAGACGGGCAGAGGCTGACGGGTTCGTGTTGTTGATCCCGACGCACTGATTGCGGTCGATACGCAGACCTTCTATAGAACCTTCCGCCCCATCCGGTGACGTAGCAAGTACCAGTCTGGTAGGCATGTCTCCGGAGCCTGCGGTTCCGTCTACGGCAGCAATGATTTCTGCTCCCAAGGCAAAGTCTGTTCCATCAGCGCCGTAAAACTGAGTGGTGCCTAGGCGGTCGTCTGCCTGCGCGACCGTGAACGTCCCGACAGTACCAGCGCGCGATTTACCGAACTGGATAGCTGGACCCCCAGCGTCGGCAGTGAATCTCGCAAACATCCCGAAAGATTTATCCGCAGTAGTGCCTGCGACTTGAAGCGAGGGCAACGTAGAAGACGCCGTAAGAGCGGACGTGAACCCGACAAGCACGCGCTGCGATGAGTCAACTTGTAGCGCCCCCGTGCCGCCAGTCGAGACGGCGAGGTTGTTAGCCGAAGGAGAGGAAAGCCCGTTTTGCTCATCGCCGACCTTGAGAGCCGGGGTCGAAACTGAACCGTCAGCCGTGATGAGTTGCCCGCTGTGGGTCACGGCGCCGCTAAAGGTATGCGCTCCGCTATGCGTGACCGGACTACCCTGCCACGTCACGGATGACGGCCATATAACGAGCGCGTCGCCTGCAGCGTCGCCTATTTGCGTGTCACCCTCTACGACCAGATCAGTCTCAATCGTAGAGATTGGCTCCTCTTCCGCGCCGCTCCAGACCGTGCCGCCTACCTCGTCATTGGTCCAGATCGTCATGCTAGCCTCACGATGGGCGCGGCCGGGTAGCGGCCTTCCTTATGCTCGCCGTTCACCTGATCGCGCACGCCCTGATAGAGCGTCTCCCAAGGCGGCATATCCTCGAATTTCTTCAGGAACGGGATTGCTACCGACATGGAAGCGTAGAGATACAGGTCAGGGTTGTCCGTGAAAAGCGTATTCACCGCAGAGGACAGCGCCGCCAAGCGCTTGTAGTACCAGAGTTCCACCGTCTCTGTGGGCGTGCGCGGGAACACCAGCTCGTCCCCGAAAATCGTGAACATCTTTTCGGTGGACTGCGTGTTGGATTCGAACGTGGCGAAGAACTGCTCAGGCGTGATGTACTTCAGCCAGCCCACCGTAGAGCCCTGCAGGCGAATGCCGCGGATGGAGATATAGTCGCTCGGGAGGCTCATATATTGCGACGACGGCGTGCTGCTTACCCGCTGCTCCATCTGCCGCGCGCGCACCTCGCGCCCGATGCGAGCCTCGCCTAGAGAGACGAATTCCGGCGCCCGCGACGTGAGCCCACTCCGGTGCAGCCAGTTCTCTATGGCGGTCAGCAGCTCGTTGTAGGTCGAGATCGCCATTTAGGCGGCCTCCATCATGACGGGTTCAAACAGAGACTCGTCGCCATCGGCAAGGCGCCGATAGAGCTTCCCCACGGCCCGCAGCGATGTCTTTTCCTTTACCTCGCGCATGCGGTCGCGGCCTCGCTTCCAGGACGGGCTGCCGAAATTGCCTCGGGCGTACTCGATGGCCTCCCACGGATCCATGTCCTTGTTCACGAGGTACGGGTAATCCCAGCCGAGGAGTTCTACCGCGCCAGGGTCATCAAACGTAATCACGTTCGCGCTCACCGCAGAGGCCGTCGAAATCTTCGTGCAAGGCTTGAGCAGGATGTCCAAGTCGTGCCGCCGCTGCAGCGCGATATGCAGGTTGTACTTGGATACGTTCGGCAGGAACTCCTCGGTCAATACCACGCTCGCGCCCTTCCAGAACTCAGGCCGGTTGAACGCCTTGCCGATATAGGCCGTTCTCACCTGATCCTGCGGCGCCGCGCCGCTGATCCTGAAATCCCACTGGTGCGGAATGACCGCAAACCGAGCATTGGGAAAATCGCGCTTGTAGAAGGAAATGCAGGAACGGTTCGGGACGATCAGCACGTCGATCAGGTCGCCCCACTCGTAGCGCTTCCCCCTGTAGCAGTAGTAATCGATGATATCGAGCACGATGCGGTTGCCGCGGTCCTTCGCATCCAGCACCAGCCCGCGCTCGGCATCCTTCACGAATACGACGGTATCCTTCTTCGTGCCGTCGATGGTCTGAAAGAACACTCGGCAACCGAGGTGATCCGCAATGTGATTCCCGCGCAGCTCGGATGAAGTGAAGTCGTTATTGACGCAGAAAATCATTTGTAGCCCACAATCCGCATATCGCGCGGCTCTTTCATCTTGTAGTGCGCCGGCTCCTGGTGGATGTCGTGTAGGCCGACGATTTTTAGAAGTCCTGAAAGCGAGCGCGGGCTATAGCCCCACTTGTGTCGCATCGGCAGAGCTTTGTCTGCCGGGTCGCCATAGACGGCTTTTAGGGCCTCCGTCCACAGCGTGTCATGCTTCAGCTTCTCGGCCTCCAGAATCATCGCCGCGACGCCGTGGATGTTCGGGCACTCCACCGTGAAGGTGCCGCCCTTCTTCAAGATGCGGACCCACTCGCGCAAGATGCCAGCGATTTCCCACGGCCAGAAATGCTCTATGACGTGGCAACTGAACACCTCGTCAAAGGTGCCGTCATCGAACGGGAGCGGCTTGGAAATGTCCATTTGGCGGTAGTTGACGCCCACGGGCCCGTCACCCTCTCCCAGATCGACGTTCAGCCACTCCTCACCCGGGAATGTGCGCCCGCCGCAGCCGAGGTTGATCTTCTTCACGGTACGCGGAGGAGGTCGATTGGAGCCAAGTCTGGCAATTCGCGCTTTTTCTGCACCACCCAGCCGAGGCTGATCCGGCCCACGATGCGGATATCGGTTGCGTCCGGGAACACTCTTACGACGTGCTCCGGCTCCATGCGCCAGTAGTCATCCGGATAGGCGTGGCGGCCCTTCTTCGTGCTCGCGATCGTGACCACCAGCCAGCCGCCAGTTTTCAGCACCTCCCACATGGCGGTCACGGCCTCGCGCCACTTCTCGACGTGCTCGAGCGTCTCTGTCGTCACCACGGCATCGAATTCGCACGGCTTGAAGTGATCCAGAAGGTCTTCAGCCTTGCACACCACGTCCACGCCGCGTCCTGGGCGCATGTCCGTACCGATGCGGTGCGGCACAAGCTCGGTCAAGCCGCCGTTTACATCATAAGAACCAACCTCGAGCACGTGCCCGTCAAGCTTGTCAAGGTGATCCATGACGTAGAGCATCACGCCTGGGTGCATGCCCTCTCCCACTGACCACGAGAATTCCTCACTAAGTTCTTTCCGAATCCGCTGATGTCTTGGCGCCCCTTACGCATCATGTCGTGTGTGTTTTCCTTTGGCGTACCTAAGAAAAGGTGGTCTGGGTTAACACAGGAACGCACATCACATGTGTGACATACATATTTGCCAGACGGGACAGGACCGTGCATTTGCTCCCATACGTAGCGGTGCACAGTGGTCGGCTTACCCAGCACTCGGCGATTCACCATTCCATAACCCTTGTAGCTAATATGGCCTGTCCATATCCAGCAGCTACAAAATGGAATGCGGATGATTTTGTCTTCAATGCGTTTATCCATTGGCGAACGCCTTCAATCGTTCAGATACTTCTTTCAGAGGCCATTCCTCCTCTTGCCTGAAAAACTCTAGCGACGAGTACCAAGGCGATTTGCTTCCCTTCAGCCCGTACCACCACCTCGGCTTGCTCGGCACTAACGCCCAACATTCCTTGCCCAGCGCGCCGGAAAGGTGAACCACCGCAGTACAGACCGAAATGACAAGATCCAGCTCGGCGACGATGGCGGCCGTGTCGTCATAATCATCCGACTCCGCAGCCCGCGCCCAATGGTGGATTTTGATTCCATTTTCGGCCTCGAATTCCTGAATGTCGTCTATCGGGTCCTGATACTGCAGCGATACCCACGACACGCCAGGAACGCGCAGGATGGGTAACAGGCGCTCGAGCGACAGGCTGCGGCGCTCGCGAAACGTGTTCTTGTATCCTCCGGTCCAGGCGATACCGACCTTCTTCCCGGGGAGCGAGTCGAGCAGCGCGCGCCACTGGATTCGGCGCTCCGGGTCCGCCACGAGGTAGGGCTTACCCGGGAAATCCTCGTCCCGGTTGCGGCGATAGGTCGCGAGCGAGCCGATCAGGCAGTGCGCGTCGAATTTGCGCCCGGCGAGCCAATCCTTCTCCGTCTGCTTCGTCTTCCTGGTGGAGTGGATCTCGATTCCAGGGAATGAGCGCTGGAATAGGCCGCCCAGCTTCTCATCGCAGTCGAAGACGACATACTTCTGCCGCGCAATGACTTCAGGCAGGATGGACGCGAAGCTGATCTCGTCGCCCAAGCCCTGCTCGCCCCGGATGTAGAGGTCATGCCCGTCCGAGCCATCCCAGTAGGGGCACTCCGGATAGGGTGGCTTTAGCGGGCGATACTTGGACTTCCCGATAAAGCGCTCATAGCCCCGCCAGCCAGGCGCCCACTCCCCGAGCATGAGATGCGCGTAGCCGAGCGACTCATGCACGTCCCATAGGTCAGCCTTGAAGGAAAGCGCCTTCTCGCCCAAGTCGATCGCAAGGCGCGGGTTGCAGTCGTAGACCGCGAGCAGGCACAGAAGCGCAAGTGAGCGCTCGTCATTCGGCCGCAGGCGCCGCGCCTCTTGCAGGAGCCGGCGGGCGTCCTCCAGGCGCTGCATGCCGATGCAGGCGGCCGCGAGGTTGTTGCGCGTGTCGTAGCGGTCCTTGAGCCCGAGGGAGCGCTTAAGGAGGTTGTAGGCAAGCCCGTGGCGCTGCATCCGCACACAGACGCGGCCGGCGATGAGGAGCGCAATCGGGTGGTCCGGATCGTCGTCCAGGACGCCGTTCGCGATGGTCAGCGCGTCCTCGAGCTTCCCCGCCTCTTCGAACTGGTGCGCGATGGCGAGGTCGATATCCGCCTTGGTCGCCTTGGCGTCGAGTGGCTTGCCGACGAGCGCTGGGAGGTGCATCAGACGATGATCTTGTCAACGCATTTCAGGTAGGACCATTCTGGGCGGCTTACCATCCGCATCAACTCCTTCGGGTCATTGATGTCCACGCCCTCCACGTGCCACTTGAGGAGGATGGCATCCGGGATGTGGGCCGCATGGACCCAGCTCTTCTTGACGCCCTTTTTCCAATGAGCGTCATCCTTCTGCAGCGCCTTGGACGCCTCGAGTTCCGCATACACCGAATCGAACTCCTGGCGTACCGCCCATTTCTCGCCCTCGCGGCCGTCCGAGGAGAAATAAGTCCGCACCCCGCTAAACGGGTCGTAGTCGAGCAGGCGCTCGTACTGGAATGGATGGTCGTTCTTGATGATTTTCATGTGGTCTCTCTTTTCGGTGCCGGCTGCTTCGCGCTGCATTTCGGGCAAAAGCGGCCTCGGGCCAAAGGTGAGCTGCATTCCCAGCAGCGCGCCACAAACGGCACCGAAAAAAGGCCCCCACAGCGCCACGGCTGGACGTGGCAAGGGAGTTTTGCGTGGGGGCCGTGAGTCATTACTTGGCGTAGTTGATATCTCCGACCTTGAAGTGCGCGAACGGGTTCTGCACCACAAGGCAGGCCTGCAGCCAGACCATGCGTTTCTGCGCGTGGCCGTTGATGGCCAGTTCCTTCTGCGAGAACGGCTGCAGGTACGCGACCCCTACGTAGTCAGGGTCGATACCGAACAGCACAGAAGTTCGCATGAAGCGATCGGCCTTGATGACGTGCTCGCCGAAGTCGGAGATGTACAAATCAGCACCCCCGATGATCTGCGCCTGGTCGCGGCTCGGCACCTCGCGGAACCTGGTCGCCACGCCAGAGAACGCGGTGCTGATTTTCTGCTTGCCGCGTGGCGGGACGAGAATCACGCGCGGGTCGCCGCCGTTGTCGAACGTGTTGGCAATGCAGTTCTTCAGGATCGTTTCCGAGATGGAGCCGGCTGAGGTGGAGTCCGTGGGCGCCGTGATCGGGAAGCCGTTCGCCGTGGTGAATCCTGGCGTGGTCCCCGCAGCGCCTTCCTGCACGCTCGTACCGTTCGCGGTCTTGATGGTGGCCGCCTGCTGGCCGGAGTAGCCCAGCCAAGACTCGAGCGACGCCATGAGGGCAGCGGATGCCGCTACACCGGCCGTGCCGGCGTTATTCTGCAGGCACGCGGCCTCAAGGTCGCGCTTAAGCTCCTTCACGCGCTTTGCCATCTGGTAGGACATCGACCCCACGTTGCCGTAGGAACGCACGGCTTCCTGCGTGTTGGACACGAAGGCGACGCGGTCCATCAACTGGCAGTGGTTCTTCAGGTTCACCGCCGGGATGGCGGTGTCGGCCGCAGCGTCGTCACCTTCGATTGTTGCGTTGCCGGCGGTGTGGGCGGACAGCTCGTCCGTGAGCCACTGATGCAGCCTGTTATCCGCCTTGAGCCGTTTCGCCATCTGCACGAATGGCGTCTCGGTCGGGGAGATCATGTACGCGGCGTCGTGGAAATCCTCCGCGTTACCGATCGTTTGGTACGTTTGCAGCGTACCGGATGGAACAGTCATGGAATTGCTCTCAGCGCATAGTTAGCGCCTTACGGGTTGGATGAACGAGCCCATTACCGCCGCGGCAGCGTCGATATCGTTGCCGTTCTTGGAGAGGGCCGTCCGTGCGTTCTGCGCAGCCTGGGTCTGCGGATTCGGCTTCTGCTCGCTGGCGCCTCGCTTGAGCACCGGCGGCACGGCCACTACCTTCTTCTCGGCGGTTTCTTTACCCGCCTTGAGAAGGTGGAACTGGTGCGCGTCGTGAAGCACGCGCATAACGCGCGGGTCGTATACCTCTCCGACCTCGTCGGGCTTGAACCCGTATGTGTCTACGCCACGCTTCAAGAGCGCGCCGTAGAGTTCATCGCTCCAGCTCGGAATCGCTTCCTTCAGCTTCGCTCTGGATTCCTCAACCGCTTTGTCGAGACGCTCCTTGCGTTCCTTCGACTGCTGACCGAGGACCTTTTCGTACTCCATGCGGACCGCTTCCTGTGCCGCATTCACTTCCCGCGCGCGGTTGGAAAGCCGAACGTATTCGTTCGGGTTCTCCGCGGCGAGCCTGCTCCAGTCCACGTTCGCGAGGTCGGGGGCTGCCGCCTGCAGAACGAACCGGTGCAAAGTTTCAAGGGCGGACAGGTACTGCGTCCGCTCCTTTTCCATCGCCTGCTGAGTGTGCGCCTCCACCTGGCGGCGCTGCTCGGCAAGCTCCTGTGTCTTCTGGGTATAGTCGGCCTTGAGCATCCGGCCTTCCCGCAGGTCTGCGAGAGTGACTTCTTCCTCCCACTCCTTTTCCCCGTTCTTCATGGGGATCTTGAGCTTGATGTCCTTCACCTCGTCCCACTTGACTTCCTCTTGCGCGGCTTCCTGTTTGGCTTCCTCGGCTGGCTTTTCAGCCTCTGCGGCGGGCTTTTGCTCGGCCGCTTGCTGGGCGGGTGCTTCCGCTGGCTGGTCTGCCACGAATCGCCCCTGCGCGTCGCGCGCGCGCTCGGCGCTCTGCACCTGAGGCTCGCTCGGCGGCGCGATGAACCGCGACATGATGTCCTCGTCCGAGGCCGGCACCGGGCTCGTGAGAGGGAGACTCTGCTGCGGGGCTTCCTGGCTTTGCACGCCTTGCGTGGCTTGCGCGAGTGTGGTCATTTGCTAAAGCGGGAGACGAAGCGTCTTCCCTTTTCAACGAGTGAAAGTTCTTTTTCCTGAAGCGCGATCTTGCCCGTATTGAGCACTTCCGCCAGCGATTCCTCGAATTTCAGCGCGACCTGATACTGCTGCCAAAGCCACTCACGGCCGTCCTTGTCGCGCGCCGGACATGCCGCCCATGTGTCTATGATTTCCTTTTTCATCTTGTTCATGGAGTCCACGTACACCGGCGAGGCGAGAATGGAGCGGGCCTCATTGGCGCGGGCGATAGCTTGCTCAACCTGTTCAGGAGACATGCACCCGCCCG